GTCCCGCGCCTGGCTGGCCGCCCTGGGGAGGCTCGCCAGCGCCGCCCGCACCTTCGGGCGCGCCCCCGGGAGGCACCAGCCCAGCCTTGGCGGCGGCGGACTGCGCCGCGGCCTGCTGTTCGACGGCGATCTCGCCTTCCATCATTTTCTGCGCCGTCCACCGCTCCATCACGGTGTTCGTGCCCTCTGGCGGTGGCCCGAAGTTCGGGATCTGGGCGATCTTCGCGAAGTCCCACCACGAGAGCGGGAATCCAGCTTTCATGAGCTGCATATAGAACAGCTTCGTGGTCATCCGGTGGATCTCGTTGATGCCGGATTCCGTGACGCGATACTCGAATTCCGTCAGGAACTCGCGTGTCTTCGCCGACTGCTGTGGCGCGTCGAGTGCGCCGCCGGTCGCGTCACGCCAATAGGGAATCAGCTTCTCCGGTGCGTACTGCACGTCCACGGGCGCGCCGTCTTCGCCCGCGACGGTGATCATGCGCGCGGTCGTGTAGAACTGGAAATACAGGGCCTTGCGCTGCTCGCCGAGGATCCGCATCGGGAGCGCCACGCGCGACACGAGGTCCTGCACGATCGGGCCGGCCATCTCCATCAATTTCTCGATGGTGTCTGCGCCTGGGATCTGCTGCGCCTTCGTGATGGCCACCAGATCGCGCACGCCGGTCAGATAATCCATCCGGTCCTCTTGCTGGCGGATGAACTCAAGAATGACCGGTGGAATGTTGTAGATGCTTGGGTCGATCGGGAATTTGATGACGTCGCCTTGCGAGAGCGGCGCCTTCGCGCGCGCGCCGGCCATCATCGGATTGAACGATTTCGCCCATGAGTCGCTGACGAGCGTGTCATCGTAGAGAAACGCCGGGTCCATGCGTGCCGCGGCGAGGTTTTCGACGCCGCGCATCAGCGCCTCGACGCCGTGCTGCATCGTGCGCGATTCGGCGAGTAGGGACGATCCGAGCGCCTCCCAGGCCCAATCACCAAACGACAGGCGCGCCACGGGTACGTCGCCATGCCAGAACGGACTCGTGCCGTCATAGCCGACGCCGTTGGTCGCGAAGATCGTGTAGCGGCGCAGCGGGAACATGGCGCAGTCGTCCCACGTGGCCGGGAGCGTGAACGGGTTGCCGGTCGCCGGGTTGATGCGCCCGACCGAGAGCGCATCGCCGCGCGCGGGCACGGTGTAGGCCCAGTTCGTGCCTGGTCGGCCCATTTCGATCGGGAACGGCGTCTCGTTGACAGACGTGTCGGCCGTGTAGAGGTGCCAGATATCGACAGTCGGGAACGACGTGTTCTGCTTCTCGTTTCCGATCCGGCCCGCCACGGCAAGCGCCGGCGACCCCATGTATTTCTGGACAGCCTGGAGGCCCTTCTGGAGCCAGCCCGGAGAGTCACGATCCGCCACAAGCCCGGCGGCCCAGTAAGGATTGGTCGCGCGATACTTGGCCTTGGCGACGTTGATCGGCAGTTCCTCGCGAATCAGAACACCGTACGCCTGCTGGATGTCGTGATTCTTCGGCAACTGAACGAAAAACACGTCAGACGCCGACAGCGCCTCCAGATCGATGTCGCCGCGCTGCTTCGACCAGCGATACGGGTTCCAGGTCTGCCAAAAATACGAGGTGCCATCGGCGACGGCGTACTGGAGCGCCCGTCGGTTGACCTCGACGATGTCGTTTTTGAGGTACCAGTTCGCGTCCAGGCGCGTCAACAGATTGGCGCGATCGAACAACTCCTGGTCCTGCGTGACGGCGAACTCGCCGGCGTGCCGGAAATTCGCCAGCGAGGCGACCAGTTCACGCGCGATCCGCTTCGTTTTGTTGTAACCGGTGTTCGACAGGCCCTCGACGTTCGGCTGCTGGCCATCGGGCATTGAGAGGAGCGCCCGAATGCCCGCCCAGGACTTGGTCGGCGTCTGCGTCTGGAGCCACGCCCGCCCCTCCTGCACGGCCTCGAGGCACCAGCCGAGCAGGCGGTCACCGGACGTGCCGTAGGGCGGAATGGTCAGGTCGCTGGTCGGCATACTGCGGAGCAGGATACCGCGAATTGGATGGGGTAGAGGGAAGGATGGACAGCGGTCAGGCTGAAAGACGGGTAAAAACGATGCCCAGTCGTGGCCGCCCTGCTGGCTCCCGCGGGGTCGCTTCGGTAGTTCGTAACCGTCGAGCCTACCTCACGCTCACCTGACCGCTGTCCGTCAATCCCTTCGTCGCCGCCCCTGCGGATCGCGGCTCTCCATGCGATTGGACCGGTCCATGGAATAGACCTCGCTGTGGAACCCCGACTCGCGCGCCCGCGGGAGTGGCTTCGCGTCATTGCGCGCCATGGCGGCCTGGGCGACGCCACGGCCGGCGGCGGACCAGCCCTGCATCTGGTTGCGCAGGTTCGACCGATTTCGCGCCTCGCGCTGTTCGCGCTGCGCCTGCTGAATCTCCGCGCGCCGCTGCGCCAGCGAGTATTCCTGCTGCCCGACGCGGCGCTCGAACGCGCGCATCTCGGCGGCGCTGCGAATCTCGACGCGCTCGTAGCCCTGCTTCTCGTAGCGATGCGCCTGCGTGCCGCTGGCGTCACCTGGATACCGGTACGTGCCATCGGGCGCGCGGAACACGATGACCGGGTCCGCCGTCCAGCGCGTCCGCGGCGGCGGGTGCCACTGCTCGGTGGCGGCGCCGCACGTCGGGCAGGGCGGGGTGTTCGGATACTCGGCGAGCGCGCGGTAGACCTCGGTCTCGTGGTCGTTCGCGCAGCGGATGTCGATCAGGGGCATAGGGTCATCGCTCCACGTACAAAAGTGGCTCTGTGCGTCCACCGGTGAGCCAAAATACTTGAATTCTCGCCATGCTTTTACCGACGAGAAACTTTCCAGCAGGGCTCCACTGCCTGGGCGGCTGAATGAAGCGAGACACGTCAGCCCTGTGGCGATCAACCTCGTGGAGCATGACGCCGCCATCTTTCGTGATCAATACCGCTTGCACGTCCCTACCTCCCCAACGGCTTCCCGTCGTACGGCAACAATCCCGTGATCCGACCGCGCCCATTCACCGCAATCGCCTGCCCGCGGGCGCCGGGCCGGAACGGCTGCGCGACATCGGTGGACGGCGGCTGCCATGACGGATGAATCACCAGATCCTCGGGGTTCGCGCCGACGAACTCGACGCGGCGCCGCTGCAACTGCTGCGATGGCGGCTTGTTCATGTGCAGCGAGAACATCACGATTCCGGTCGCCATGAACCGGTCGTCCTTGCACCCCGCCGCAGCGACCGCTTTCCGCGTGCCCGGGCTGTATTCCAGCGTCGTCAGTTCGTCGACGAGATACGGCGACGGCAGGTCGATCGACTCCTCTGACAGGCATGTGAGCACCATGTCCTGCATCATCGACCGGAACCATGCGTTCGTCATCACGCCGACCTTCGGCGTGTTCCCCGGCGCGCGGCGCACGCGGCTGTCGCCCGCATACATCCACGGGTGAAAGTTGATCCACCCGCGTTTCTGTAGTTCGTTCTGCGCGGCCGCGCCGTTCGACCAGGTTTCAATCGCGAGCCGGCACTGGCGGCGCTGATAGGCCGCATCGGCGACGGAATACCACGTCCCGACCGCGCAGATGACCGGCCAGAGCTGGAACGCCGTGACCGTGTTCGAGGCCCACTCGGCGACCTGGCCCGGCTCGCGCCATGGCGTGGCCTCGCGAATCACCGACAGCACGCAGTTGTCGAGGCCGACGCCTTCCGAGCAGTCCACGCCCACGCCGTATTTCTCGCCGTCGATCGGCTCCTCCCAGAGTAGGAGCTTCAGGTCCGGGTCGAAGATCGAATACGAGCCGGTCTGGATCGGGATGAGCTGATACGTGACCTGGTAGTTCGGCAGAATGTCGCGCGTCGGGATGTTGATGATCGGTAGGTCCGACCGCCACAGGCGGCGCGGCGCGACGAGCGAGGGCGGAATATCAGGGCCCACGACGGTGTACACCGCTTTCGGCTGCCGCGCGCGGTCCTGGTACGACAACAGGATCTCCGTGTCGATGACCGGCACGTTCTGGCTCGTAAACGCCTCGACCGGGTCGGCGCAGAACTCCGACAGGAACACGTTCAGCGAGCGCGACTCGCGCGCGGCCTCGTACCGATACTCGCGCCACCACATCTGCGCGCGCGGCATCTGCCAGTCGCGGTCCTGTTTGGCGAGATGCTCGAACAGCAGCGCGTCGGAGAGCACGAATTCACGGGCTTTTTCGGCGTGCGCGATGGTCCGATCCGAGGGCACCCAGTCGCGCGGCACCGGCCGGATCAGCATGTCGTCTTCGGATGGATACAGGTCCGTGCCGACGAACCAGGGCAGAAACACGGGTCGCATCCGGCCGCCGTTCGGCCACTCGCGCGTGTTGTGCTCCCAGAATTCTTTCCACCAGCCCGGACCCTTGGCCGTGGACTCCAGAATCACGAACACGTCCGGCGTGTTGAAGATGGCCGGCAGGAGCGACGCCTCGATCAATTCCTTCGGATTGCGCCACTCGCACAATTCGGACAGGTGCGCCACGTTCGGAGTCGAGCCGCGCGCCACGCCGGTCATCTGGTTCCCGGCCTCGAGCGCCAGTGACGACTGGATGTCACCGTGCTCGACGGGGATGCCGCGCGAAATCTTCGTCGCTTTCGGCTTCAGCCACCACGGCTGGGCGTCGAGCGCGAATTTCAACATCCCGGCCATCTCGGTCGTCTTGCCCGGATCGGCGCTGGCGAGCACGCAGTTCGACTGCGGCTGGAATTGGAACCGATGGCAGATGTTCAGCTCTGAAATTGTCGAGACGCCCAGGCGGCGCGCCTTGAGCTGCTGCATCTGAATCGAGACGCCCTTGCGCTCGCTCTCGGCCCAGCAGTCCATGACGATGTTCTGCGCCACGTTCGGCACGAACGCGGACGGCAGGCGCGCCTTATCGATGATCTTCGCGTAGCGCGGCAGCCAGTAGCCCCTGAAATCAAGCGCGCAGAGCGCCCGTTCGTTGCGCTGAAAGGCGAGTTCTTCGGGCGTCAGGTCGCGCGTGAGCCGTTCGTCGTCTGGGTCCCACAGCTCGTCGAAGTGCCGGATCGCGAAATCGATCTCCGACTGGCGGTGATACACGAGGGGCGTGCCGCGCGCCTGACCGGCGGCGTCGACCATGCGCGCGGTGACGGCGGGGTCATACATCGTCGTCCACGAACGCCGCCTGCAGCGCGCGCGTCGCTTGCTTCA